CAAGAAGGCCGTGCAGGCCCACGCGCCCCACCATGCCCCCATGCTGACCGGATTCTTCACGGGTCAGAGGGCTTGGAAGATGAATCGCGACGACAGCAGTACGACACTGCAGCCCCGCGTGCAGAAGCGGGATGCCACTCCTGAGGACATCAGGACCATGTTCCAAAAGGTTTGCGAGGGTGATCACTCCGCGTTCATCGATGTGACGCAGTTCACGTACGCTTCCTTGGTTGATGGCGCGGAATGTATGAGTCTTTTCGAAGACTTCCGTAACTACCGTGACCATGGGCGGGGACTCATCAGTCAGGAGAGAAGAGCAATCTGATCTTCAAGACTAAGGATGGGGTTCCTTTCTTCCGAGTGATCGGGCATACCAAGGGTTCGAAGAAGAAGAACGTGAGGGACGAGGCCATCGGGTTGACTGAGGAGGACAAGAAGTTGCTTCGGTCTTTGCAGATCGAGGACGAGTTCAAGCTTCCTCCGAACACCGAGTCGGCGATCCTCAAGAGCATGGAAGCGCAGGCAGCGAAGCAGATCGCAGCCCGCGAGTACCCGCTGGGGCCTGATATGCTCGACTCGTGGATCCGTGCTATGGAGCTTAACGTTGGGGAGGAGAAACCGGAGAAGCTTTGCTTCGGTGTCGAAGCCCTCAACCGCATCTTCTTCCAGCTGGACAACAAGTCGAGTGGCTGGACGTCCAGGTTCATTAACATGGACAAGAAGGCCACGGTCACCAAGTATACGGGTCAGATCAGTCGCATCATCATCGGGCGGCTCCTTGCCAGGGCCTGCCTGGCCGATGAAATCCCCTCGATGACACCCGAGGAGATGTTCCATCACGGCCTGGCAGACCCCGCGCAAATCTTCATTAAAGAGGAGCCGCACGGGGCCAAGAAGGTGGAGCAGGAGACATGGCGCATGATCCATTGCACCAGCCTCATTGACGCGTGCTGCCAGAGTTATCTCGGAAACGAGCTAAACAAGCTGCAAATCGCGGACTATCAGGGCGGTGCACTGGTGAGTCACACCAGTGGCATGGGCCACCATGATGCGGGGATCGCCCACATGGGCAAACAGATCGAGCGTCTGTTCCCGAGTGGGCTTGTCTGCTGCGCAGACGCGTCCGGGTGGGACCTCAGTGTCTCTAGGGACGCGATCCTGGCAGACGCGATGCAACGTGTCCTTCGCGTTCACATGGTGGTCGATGCGCGCCAGTCGGTTGGAACGGCCATCGGGCTC